AAGTAATGGAGGGTGTCTAATGTGTTGCAAAAGTGTCACAAAAGAGTAAAAAGATTATATAAATATTAAAAAGAAGCTAGTTTTAGCTTGACTTTGCTCAGAATCGCGGTATGTACCTAAGAAGTTAAAAAAACTTCACTGGCCCCATTGACTTAAGAATGAAAATATGCTACAATATACTTATATTGAGTTACTTAAGTACACTTAAATACAAAAGTGGTTAACTTTAAGTGTTTAACATTTAAGTTTATAACTTGTACTACTCACTTAAGTACACTTAAGTAATTGATTTGTCTTCCTATCTTTATCAACTTAGTTGAAAGACGGGTTAAAGCAAAAAGGAATAAATATTTATGTCTTCTTCTAAAGAAGAGCCAGTTAAGAAAAAGAAAAGAGGTAATCCAGCTTTATATAAAGGGATGCCTCCCTTAAATCCAAATGGTCGTACTAAAGGTTCCCTAAATAAGTTTACTAAGTTATCTAGGGAATTGATGTCTAACAAAGGTCCCGAAATAGTCCAGAAAGTAATCGATATGGCACTTGAGGGAGATAGGCATTGTCTTAAAATGTGTATGGATCGTATTATACCAACAAGCAAGGCAGTCGAAATTACACATGACCATCAGGACTTAGGTATTAACATCATAGTCGAAGGTGTTAAGGCAATCGAAAGAGAAGAGGAAGAAGACTACAAGACAATAGAAGCTGAGTACACAGAAGAAAAGTAATGGCAGAACTTAAAGTCACATTACATGATGCTCAGATGGAAATATTTAAGTCACCCAAGAGATTTAAAGTTGCCTCTTGTGGTAGAAGATTTGGTAAAAGTTACTTAGCAGCATGGGTGTTAATTATTAAAGCACTCCAAAGTAACTCTAAAGATGTATTTTATGTAGCACCTACGTTTCAACAAGCTAAGGATATTCTTTGGTCTATATTGAAGGAAGTAGGTAAAGATGTCATTAAATCAGCACACGAAAATACTGCGACACTTACTCTGGTTAATGACAGAAAAATTTATCTCAAGGGTTCGGACCGTCCCGATACTCTTAGGGGTGTGGGTCTTGCTTATGTTGTTATGGACGAGTACGCTTCAATGAAGCAAGAGGTCTGGGAGATGATCCTAAGACCAACCTTAGCAGACGTAAAAGGTGAAGCTTTATTTATAGGGACACCAGCAGGAAAAAATCACTTCTACGATCTTTGGGTAGATGCACAGAAAGAGGAAAACAAACATGATTGGGATGCTTTTCAGTTTAATTCTACCGATAATACTTTTCTAGACCCAGTAGAAATAGAAGCAGCCAAGCGTACCATGAGTACTCAGGCTTTTAGACAGGAATTTGAAGCTACCTTTGAAAATTTCTCAGGTGGTATATTTAAAGAGGAGTGGATTAAATATGTTGATGATGATGAGTTCGATAGTATCAAAAGTCAAAAGCATGGTCATTACGTCATATCAGTCGATCCAGCAGGGTTTGAGAAATCTAATAAAGAAAGAGGATTAAAGTCCTCTAAGCTTGACGAAACAGCAATATCTATTGTTAAGATTGCAGGGGATGAGTGGTTAGTAAAAGATATTCTACACGGAAGATGGGGTATCAAAGAGACAGCACAAAAGATTTTATACGCAGCAGAAGATGTCGAAGCAAGTACAGTAGGTATTGAATCAGGTGCATTAAAAAATGCCATAATGCCTTATCTTGAGGACGAAATGAGAAGTCAAGGCAGGTGGATAAACATAACAGATGTTAGCCACGGTGGTAAAAAAAAGCAAGATAGGATAGTTTGGGCTTTACAAGGACGTATGGAACATGGTAAAATAAAGCTAAGGAAAGCAGATTGGAATCATCACTTCATAACTCAGATGTTAGATTTCCCTAGCCATTTAGCACATGATGACTTACTTGACTCACTAGCCTACATAGACCAAGTATCTGTAGCAGATTTTGCACAGTCAATAGACTTAGAAGAATGGGAACCATTAGACGATGTCGCTGGATACTAAATTAGCATATAACGATCCACAAGCTTCCTTAAGTTCTTGGGTCGTAGATAAAGTTACACAGTGGGAAGACCACAGAAATACTAATTATCTTACCAAATGGGATGAATATTATCGTATATGGCGTGGTATTTGGGCTTCTGAAGATAAAACAAGATCATCTGAAAACTCAAGATTAGTTGCTCCTGCAACACAACAGGCCATTGAAGCTACTGTAGCAGAGCTAGAAGAAGCTATATTTGGCGGTGATAAGTTCTTTGATATACGTGACGATGTTAACGATCAAGACTCAACGGACATTAAAGTAGTTCGTATGAACCTCCAAGAAGACTTTGACAGAGCTAAAGTAAAAGATGCTATTGTCGAAGCATTGTTAAATGCAGCTATATATGGCACAGGTATAGCAAAAATAAGTGTAGACGAAGAAGTAGGAAAAAAACTAGGTGAGTCTGCAATACCTGATACTCTTACTACGGACACTGTAGTATACGAAGAAGATATGACCACAGTTCGTATTGATCCTTTGACTCCTAAAGAGTTTGCTATTGATCCATCAGCTACTTCTATAGATGAAGCCCTAGGTGTTGCTCAAGTAGTGATTAAACCTAAGTACGAAATAATAGAAGGTATGAGGGACGGAATATACGAAGACAAGCCTATAGGAAGTTACGACAAAGCAGACTTAGGATTTGATGAAGAAAACGATTCAAGATCAGACGATGATGATAAAGTAAAGATTACTGAGTACTGGGGAAGAGTGCCTAAGAAATATTTAAACGGAGGCCAAGGTTCCCTAGACGATCAGTTTGACTATGATGAAGATGAGCTTGTAGAAGCCGTAGTCATCATAGCAAACGATTATGCTGTTCTCAAAGCTACAGAAAATCCATACCTCATGGGTGATCGTCCTTTTGTTTCATTTCAAATGGACAGAGTACCTAATAAATTCTGGGGTAGAGGGATAGCAGAGAAGGGCTACAACCCACAAAAGGCACTTGATGCAGAGTTACGTTCCCGAATAGACGCACTTGCCCTTACAACGCATCCTATGATGGGTGTGGACGCTACAAGATTACCCCGTGGTGTCAAGTTTGAGGTTAAAGCTGGTAAGACTATTCTGACCAACGGTGATCCAAGGCAGACTTTAATGCCTTTGAACTTTGGACAGGTAGCACAGTCAACGTTTACTGAAGCAGCAGAGCTAGAGCGTATGGTACAAATGGGTACTGGAGCGATGGATAGCGCAACTAGCGGAGCAGCTAACCCTAGAAACAACACTGCTTCTGGTATGTCTATGCTTCAGGCAGCTTCGATTAAACGACAGAAGCGTACAATAATGAACTTTCAAGAAAACTTTTTGATACCTCTTATTAAGAAGTCTGCTTATAGATATATACAGTTTGCTCCTGAGCGTTATCCAGCAGGAGACTACAAGTTTGTAGCTTACTCTACTATGGGTATTATGGCTAAAGAACTTGAGACTACTCAGATGATACAGTTGTTGTCTATGACACAACAAGGAACACCTGCATTTGGTTTACTTCTCATGTCCATCTTTGAAAACAGTTCTTTAAATAACAGAGAAGAGTTAAAGATGGCTATAGCTCAGGGTATGCAACCAGACCCACAAGCTCAACAAGTTCAACAAATGGTACAACAAATGGAGCTTATGAAGCTTCAGATGGAAATAGAAGAGATGAAGGCTGGAGCAACTAAAGAGATGGCTCAAGCTATGAAGATACAATCTGAAATACAAGGTAGTCAATCAGAAGAAAGTATGGTTGAGAAACAAATGAATTTAGCTGAGAAGATGGCTAAGATTGAAAAACTAAGAATGGACGCACAAAACATTCAATCAGAAACAATGCGTAACATTCCTGAAGTAGAGCATTTACAATCAGAGACAATACTTAATCTAGCTAAAGCACGTATGGAACGTAAGTAATTGACTGATAGAGAATTTTTAGAGAAACGTCTAGACCTTTTTTCTCATGAAGCTTGGGACCTCTTTACAGAAGAGTTAACCTCTATGGCAGAATCATTAGAAAAAATACAAACAATAGACGATGAGAAGACCCTCTATTTACGTAGAGGTCAGGTGGATATGCTAAATATGGTTATTAATTTAGAGGAAACCACCAAATTAGCGTTGGAACAATTAGAAACCTAACTCCAACATTTTTTAACTCCATAATCTTTATAGACGGAGGATTAGTAATATGGATAGTGTAGTTGTTGAAGAACCCGTTGAAACTGCGGAACAAGCCGAGCAGTTCACAGACATTACAAAAGAGGCTCCTCAAGCAGAGGAACAACCTAAAGAAGTTGAATTACCGAACAAGTTTAAAGGCAAGTCAATGGAAGACATTGTGTCCTCCTATGAAAATCTTGAAAAAGAACTTGGTAGGAAGGGACAAGAGATTGGTGAACTCCGAAGATTAACAGACGGAATTTTACAACAGCAACTTACCACTAGTCAAAGCGGGACAGAAGTTCAAGAAGAGGAGACAGACTTTTTCGATGACCCTGACAAAGCAGTCAATAAGGCCATTGAAAGTCATCCGAAGTTCCGTGAATTTGAAGAGCAGCAAAAGGTTCAAGTAGCCCAAGCTACAACTCAACAGCTTCAAAGTGAACATCCTGACTACATTGAGGTCGTAAGTGATCCCAAGTTTCAGGAGTGGGTACAAGCAAGTCCAGTACGTACACAGTTATACGTTTCGGCTCATAACTACAATATTGATTCAGCGAGAGAACTTATAGGAAACTGGAAAGAACGCTCTCTGATTAATAACACTAGCGAGGCAGAAGCAAATAAAGCAACCAAAAGAGACCAAGCATTAAAAGCTGGCAAAGGTGTATCAAGGACTTCTTCAGAATCCACAGCCGGTAAGAAAATCTACCGTAGGGCTGATCTAATCAGACTCCGAACTCAACAGCCTGAACGTTATGAAGCTTTGCAACCAGAAATTCTGGCAGCTTATGCAGACGGAAGGGTTAAATAAAAACCTATAAAGAAGAAAGGGCTAAATTATGGCTTTAGGAACTGGTCAACAGACCGTAACAACCGCAGCTAACTTTATACCTGAACTATGGTCCGATGAGGTCATAGCTGGTTATAAGGCTAACTTAGTTCTTGGTAACGTTGTTACTAAGATTAACCACAATGGCAAGAAAGGTGATACCATTCACATTCCTGCTCCTGTTCGTGGCTCCGCTAACTCAAAGGCAGCGAACACTCAAGTAACACTACAAGGTGATACTCACTCTGTAGTTAACTTGAGCATCAACAAACACTATGAATATTCAGTAGTTATCGAAGATATTACTGAAGTTCAGGCTCTGTCCTCTCTCCGTAGATTTTACACGGACGATGCTGGATATGCTCTTGCTACTCAAGTTGATAATGACTTGTTTGCACTTGCTGAGGGCTTCCAAGGTGGTACAGTTGGTGGTACAGGTGCTTCTCTTTATGAGAAAGCAGTGATCGGTGGTGACGGGTCTACTTTATATACAGGTAACTCTACAAACGCCACAGACATTACAGATGCAGGTATTCGTAAGATGATCCTAACTCTTGATAATGCTGATGTACCTATGGATAATCGTTGCTTAATCATACCTCCGATTGCAGCAAACGATATGCTTGCTATTAACCGTTTTACTGAGCAACAGTTTATCGGCAACGGTGAAGCAATTAAGACAGGTAAAATTGGAAGCATCTACGGAATTGATGTATATGTATCCTCTAACTGTCCTTCCATTAATAGTGACGCACAGCGAGTGGGCATTATGAAGCATAAGGACGCTCTTGCTCTAGTTGAGCAAATGGGTGTTCGTTCGCAGACTCAGTACAAGCAAGAGTACTTAGGCGATCTATTTACTGCTGACACGCTATATGGCGTAGGTGAGCTACGTAATGACGCTGGAATAGCTTTTGTAGTACCTGCTACATAAGTAGACTAGGAGGTCCTTAGCAATAGGGACCTCCGCTCTATTTCAATAGGAGATTTAATTGCCAAATTATAATTACACATGTAAGTCTTGTGACAATGTTCAAGTAGAGTTTAGATACATGAACGAAAGAAACAGAAAAACTAAATGTGTTAAATGTGGTGGTGTTTCTAAACATAGTATATCTATTCCTTCTTTAATACTAACGTTACCTGAGGATAGATGGGCTAATGATCACGAAGTAAACGGTAACGGAATCAGGGCTAGCATCTAATGGCTCATACTTTAGAATATGCTTTAGCTGATACAAGTTATGATTTAGAGCTAGACAAAATAAAAAATAAAATACAAAAGCTTTATAGAGATTTATTAGTAAAAACATTTAAAATGGCTAATCCAAACGCAACTCCTGAAGAGTTAGCTAATTTTTTAGAAAAAAACGATTTAGATTTTAAAGGTGATGGGTTTGAAGAAGAGTCAGAAGATTTAGAAAATTTACTAGATATGTTATCTAAAGAAGATGATTTAGAGTCAGTAACAGATAAAAACTTTGAGAAACCAGAAGTAGAAAAAACCAAAGAATTAAAAAGTAAATCTAAAGAAAAAACAACAGCACCTTTAACTTTATCATTAAAAGTTCCTACAGGTGGTTTATTTACTCCTAAAGATTTACACAAAATACCTAAAACTAAATCACTTAAAACACCAACAGGTAAAGTAAAAAGAGTTATTGACGATAAACCAAAAGTAAAAACAATCGAATTAAAAGAAATTTGGGATTCAGAAAGACAAAAACTTTTAGATTTGGTTAAAGAACGAAACAAAGAATACGGGGTTATTTTGTAATGAAACCAGTAAAAGTGTATACAGCAGGTAAGTTTGTAAAAAATAAAAAATATGCTTATAAATCAGATGATGATGAAAAAAAGAAAAAAAGAAATCTGCAACGTTGGAAAGAAGAGAGGCAGAGAATATAATGAGAAGAGGAAGAACTAAACCTTTATTTAAACCTTTTCCTAAATCATCACCGCCTAAGTGGTCTAAGCAGGTATTGTTTTCTAACATTTGCAATAAAAACCAAGACTACAGATCACCTTGGGACGAAGGGGACTCTGCTTTGTATGGAGACTCTAGATCACTATATGGTATTGCTACATACAGTAGCCAAAGTTAAACGGGAGATATTTAATGAGCGATTACACACTTCAAGTAAGCTGGTCAGGTAAAGATGGGTTAGCAGACTCAGACTCAGCTAAAATCATATCTGGTGCGGAGTTCAATACTGAGTTTACTTCTGTTCAAACAGCAGTTAATTCTAAATATGATTCTGCCGATTTAGGCGTAACTCTTCAACAATTTGACGCAGACACTTGTAAATTAGATGTAGCTCAAACATGGTCAGCTACTCAAAACTTTGCAGATAATATTTTACAAAGAGCTAACCTTAAAGATTACGGGGAGATAACAAATGCTATTGGAGCTACAGGAGGCGGTACGCAAGATATTGACCTTACTCTTGGTAATTCCGTTACTGCTACCGTGGATACTTCTGCTAATACCTTTACTTTTAGTAACCCTACTGCTTCAGATGAGCTATGTGGTTTTACCCTCGAACTTACTAACGGTGGATCGCAGACGGTAAACTGGCCCAGTACAGTTGACTGGGCTGGAGGAACTGCTCCTACGCTAACGGCTAGCGGAGTTGATTACTTAGTCTTCTGGACTGTCAATGGTGGGTCTAGGTGGTACGGGGCTTTAGTTGGATTGGCTTTCGCTTAATGACAAATTTTAGAAATGCAATGATGGCGGCGGCATACACCGCTAGTGCATCTGGTGTAACAATCGAAAACTCTGCTTTGTTTTCTGCAATCAATCAAAGTTTGTCGAGAAGTCAGGGAAGCGGATCAAACACTGTTTGGACTTTTTCAAGTTGGATATATAAATGCGAAAGCAAGAACCAAGTTTTCTGCAATTTTGGAAGTTCACCAGAGGGTCAACTAGGTTGGAATGCTAGTGACCAATTTTATATTTATAATGGTTCAACTACTGTTGGAATAACAACGCAAGTATTTCGTGATATAGGCTGGTATCACATTCACCTAGCTTATAACACAGGCGAATCAGGAACAGATAAGGTTAAACTAAGTGTCAATGGTTCGTTGGTTACAGCATGGGCAACAGACAACCGTTCTTCTGCTGGTGCTTTCAACAATGCAAATCAAAGTGGTCAGACACTAAGGTTAGGAAATAACGGGAGCGATTCTGGAACTATTTGCCTCTCAGGATATATGAGCCAAATTTGTATAATCGATGGGAGTGCCGTTGCCGCTAGTTCTTTTATTAATGTCTCCGATGACGGCAATTTTGTTACCCCGAAAAGTGACACAGATATAAAAGCATTAGCAGATGCTGGAGCTTCTGCAAATTCGTTTCTATTAGATATGTCATCAAATCCTCAAACCGATTTTTCTACCCACGGAAATAACTTTACAAATAATAATACTGTTACAACTAGTACGCATACTCCAACAAATCTAAATGCGCTATTTAATCCTCTTAATTTTTTAGACATTACAACAAGATTTCCTGTAATGACAGTAGGGAATACAACAACAGGTTTTTCGACAAGTGGGTCGTCAGCTACAGGGGGGCTAACGTTTCCTGTAACATATAACACCCATATCGAATTTATTTTTTCAGTAGCTCCTGCTAGTGGGTTTGATCATCAATACCCTACTTTCAAAGTTTTTCCTTTTAATGGGCCATATGATACTGCTCTTGTTCAACAACCGTCTGGAAATTTTGCAAATGATGCTGGTTTAGCTGCAGGGGCTACTAGACCTAACTTTGCAAATGGTGATCGAATTACAATGGAGATAGATGCTTCTAATGGTAGAATTTATCTTTGGCAAAATGGCAGTGCTTTAAATAGTGCAAATCCGGGGAGCAACTCAGGTTTTACTTTTGATTATACACCTCCAGCATCGGGTGCAGTTATTTTAGCTTTTACTAATGGTAATTCAACAAGTAAAGCATTAGTCAACTCAAACCCAGCAGATTTTGAAGATACTGTTTCAACAGGTTATTTTCCTTTAACTAGTACTGAAATAGCAAAAGCTGTAACGTTACCTGAAAGTACAATCGATGACCATTTCAGAACAATTTTGTATACAGGAAACGGTTCAACTCAAACAATTACCACAACTATTCGGCCTGATTTTATCTGGACAAAAAATCGAACTAGCTCTGGCCCAGCGATTGTAGATGCTGTCAGGGGTGCAACAAAAAGTGTGCAGACAAACTCTTCTGGTGCTGAATTTACGAGTTCTAATTCAATAACTTCGTTAGGCTCATCAAGTTACGATCTGGGATCAGACGGAGATCATGGAAGTTTTAACGACAATACTGATGCCCACGTTGCTTGGGTCGCACAGCTTGGAGGTGTGCCTAGTGCAACTAATTCCGCTGGTGCTGGTGCTACCCCGACTGCTGGTTCTGTAAAAATTGACGGTGTAAATTTAGGTTCTGCGTTAGCTGGAACAATCCCACTTACAAAATTAACTGCATCAACTGAGTTGGGGATGAGTGTGGGAACTTATTCTGGTTCTGGAGGTGCTGGAACAATTGCAACGGGATTAACAAATATAGAATTTATTATTATTAAGAGAACAAATACGTCAAGTAACTGGGCTTCATGGCACTCTGGTTTACCCGATGACAATAATTTATATTTAGATGTAACTAACGCTAAATCTGCGGATGGTTTTTTTGATACATCTAGTAATACAAGTTCAACTTTCGCTTTAGCTGGTGGTGGTGGTGCTGTAAATGCGAGTGGAAGCACTTATGTTTTTTATGCCTTTGCACCAAGCAATTTCATTTCAATAGGAAATTATAAATCAAATGCTAACGTCAATGGGCCATTTGCACCAACTTCTAATTTAATACCGATGCGACCAAAATGGGTAATGATTAAAGATGCGGATGGAGCATCTCAGTGGTGGATGTGGGATGATCAGAGGTCGCCTAACAATTTATGCACGAAAGTTTTGTATGCAAATTTATCTAATGCGGAAGATGACTCTGTTAATATTTCATTAGACATGGTTAGTGGTGGATTTAAATTGAGAACATCTTCAAATCCAAACGGCAGTTCAGGTAATAATTATGTATACCTAGCATTTGGTCAGCCGATAATTTCTGAAGATAAATTACTATTAGCTGGAAGGTAACAGGAGAATATAATGTATGTAGTAGAAAATGAAAAACACGAACAAATTGGAATACTCAATAATTTATCAATGGTCAAAAGACCTGACGGTGGTATGACAAGCAACGCCAAAGTAGACGAGCAGTTATACGATGAAGGTGGTACAGTTTACTTTATCAGAAAAGTCGAAGAAGTCTCTGAGGGTACAGGAAGTCAGGTAGTTAATACCCCTCAACCTGAGTATGTAGACGGTAAGTGGAAACTCATAACCAAATACAAAGAGCCAACAGTGCCAGCAGAAGTTATTTACCAAGGAACTGACAAAGACGCTAAAAACGCAGACGGTGTTCCGACATACGATGAGTTTTATGCAGACAATTATAAATCATATCGTCAAAGTGCATATCCCAGTGTAGACGAGCTAATGGTAGCTCTGTGGGAGAAAGAAGTAGAAGGACGTTCAACTGATGCAGATGCTCTCGAAGTAAAGCGTCAGGAAGTTAAAACTAAATACCCTGCGCCTGAGTAACCGAAGTGGAAATAGATGCGAAGTTGATTATAACCGTAGGTGGTATGCTGATTAGTATTGTCTCGGCAGCCACCATAGTGAAACAAAAGTTAGCTTCGGTGATAGAACAATTAAATGATATTAAATCTGATTATGAATCTAGATTAAGAGATTTAGATAAACGTACAGATAGACAAGAAAACGCTATTGATCTTAACGCACAAAAAACTCACGTTCTTTCTTCAATCATGTCACCAGAAAGACTTGAGAAAAACAATAGAGAACTTGAGAAAATACTTGTTATGGCTCACACTAATGGTGATCGTATAACAAAACTTGAAAAAATGCACAACGGCAAACATCCACCAATAGAGAGTGTTTAAACATGATTACATTACTTGGTAGTTTATTAGGGTTTGTTACTTCTACGGGACCCTCTATATTTAAAACATTTATGGATCAGAAACAAGATGCTAGGGATAAAGAGCATGAGCTTAAGATTATGGCTCAACAGTCTCAAGATAGGTTAGATGAAGCTATTGTACAAAGCACAGGTGAGTTAAACGTACAGGTACAAAAGAGTTCACAAGCAGACAGTAAAAGATCAAGCCAATGGGTAGTAAATCTATCTGCTACGGTAAGACCTTTAATTACATATTTCTTTTTCTTTGAGTTTGTTTTATTAACAATACTATCAGCATTTGACATGATTAGTGTGGAACTGTTTAAACTACTTTGGTCCACAGAAATCTCTGGTATATTTTCTGTAATAATTTCGTTTTGGTTTGGTCAACGTCTAGTATCTAAGTGGACTAAATGATTAACGAAAGAAGTCTTGACTTAATAAAAGACTTTGAAGGTTTTTCTTCTGAGCCATATAAAGATGTAGCGGGTATTTGGACAATAGGTTTTGGTTCTATATATGGATTTGATCACAAACGTATTACAGAAGACCACAGAGACATTACAAAAGAAGAAGCTACTGTGTTAATGGAGAATCATCTTAAGTCCACTGAAGACAGAGTAGCACGTTTAGTTAACGTACCTTTAACGGAAAACCAATATGGAGCTTTGTGTAGCTTCTCATACAATGTAGGCACAGGAGCTTTCCAACGATCTACAGCAAGAATGAAGCTTAACCGTGAAAATTACCAAGGTTGTGCTGATGAGTTTCTAAAATGGAAGTACGCTAGAAAAAGAGTTATAGCTGGTCTTCTAAGAAGAAGAGAAGCAGAACGAGAATTATTCTTAAGCGAGGATGACTAAATGAGTTATAGAACAGTAATTGATAAGGTATTAAGAAGATTACGAGAGGACACTATAGATACTGATTGGACAGGAGTTTTAACATCAGCTTCTAGTGTGGATGATTATCAAAAACTTATTGGAGAATTAGTAAACGAAACTAAAGACTTAGTAGAGGATGCTTGGAACTGGGGTATTTTAAGGACATTAGAAACAGTTACTACCTCAGCTTCTACAGAAACTTATAATATGTCTAATTTAAATAACAGGTCTAGAGTTCTACAAGTTATTGATACAACTAATGATGCACAGCTTACTCAAATAAGTGATTCAGATTTTTATAACCTTAGTCTTATAGGAACTACTCAAACAGGAGTACCTTCTTATTTTAGATTAAACGATAACGATATTTCTTTTTGGCCTATTCCGGCTGCAACATACACCATTAAAGTTCACGCTGTTCAACCAGAATCAGATAGAACTCTGGCAGCAGATACAATAAAAGTACCTGAAAATTTAATTGTGTTGGGTACGTATTCTTTAGCTTTGGCTGAAAGAGGTGAAGACGGTGGAACTGCTACAGATGTTGCAGTAAGTAGATTTGCAGATGCATTATCAGATTCGATTGCTCAAGATCAATCTAGAACAGTAGATGAGATAACTTGGTATGCCAGTTAAACCAACTAGACCAGTAGTCCTAAAAGGGTTAGGAGATGCAGGGTTAAACACTCAGGCAGAAGACTCTACATTAGGACCACAGTGGCTTACAGAAGCAAATAATGTTGTCTATGACCTTGAGGGTCGAATGGGGCCAAGAAAAGGTTCTAAACAAGTAGGCAAAATACTAGCTTCTCCTGTAAAGTCTTTAGGTGAGTTTGTTAAAGCAGACCGTACTAGAGAATACTACGGGGGTTCTGGAGCTACTATAGTAAAACTAGATACATCTACAACACCTCACGGACTTACGACACAAAGTTTTGCAGGATCACCTCAGACCATAACTGATTCTAATTGGCAGTGGGTTAATTTTAATGATCAGTTTTGGGGAATACAGTCAGGACACATGCCTATTAACTATAGTGGTTCTGCTTGGACAGACATAGATGACTTAGGAAGTTATCAAGCACCTAACGGTATTACTACTTTTGATCCCTCATGTGCTTTAGGTGAGTTTGGTAGAATATGGTATGGAGGTGTTACTGAAGATAAAGGAACTGTGTTTTACTCAGATAACTTAATTGGTCAAAAATTACATGGCGGTGCTTCTGGTTCTATTGATCTTAAAACTGTTTGGGGCAATGACGAAATTATTGCCTTAGGTGCGTTAGAGGATAAGTTAGTAGTTTTTGGTAAACAAAACATTGTTATTTTTAAAAATGCTTCAGTACCCACAAGCATATCATTAGACGAGATTATAATAGGAACTGGTTTAGCTGGTAGAGATAACCTTGTTTACGTAGGAACTGAGTTACTATTTTTAAGTTTTGAAGGGTTAACTGCCTTATCTCGTCTTACTCAACAAGACGGTAAAGCTCCTGTAGAAACTGTTTCTATTGCAGTAAGAAATGATTTGAGTAGGATAATAAGTACTGCTGACTTAAGTCAGGTTAAAAGTTGTTATCATCAAACAGATGGTTTTGTTGTTACATTTATACCTAGTAGTAATATTGCTTATTATTTTGATTTCTCTAGAGGTGTTAAAACAGTACCTAGAATAACAACATGGACATTTACAAGTAACCCTTATACGGCTGTAAGTACATTAGACGGTAAGCTATACATGGGTACGTCTACTTCTGTAGCTGAGTATACTGGGTATAACGATGTTGTTCTTAGTAATGTAACTAGTTCTTTTGGAAACGAAAGTGCGTGTGAAACAGCAGGACATACTTTTCAAGGTGGTGTTTGCTATAGTTCTGTAAAAAGTGATTATAACTGGCAATTCCAAAGTACTTGGTTAGACCTTGGAGATCAAGTATTTTCTAAAATAATTAAAAGTGGTTTAATGATAATAACTGGTGGTCAAAATAGCGCAGCAACTATTACAATAGCTAAGGACTATGAAGAGGACTCTACTTATTCTAAAACATTTAATTTAGTTTCAGATGCAATAACGTTTTTATATGGAAGTTCTTCTTCTTTATACGGCAAAGCTAAGTATGCTCCAATAGCAGGTCCTAGGGAATATAAAGTTCCTTTGGCTAGAACAGGTAAAAATATAAGAATTAAAATGGTAGTAGAAGTTAACGGTCATCACTCAAGTTTAATCAATACAACACTCTTGACAAAACAGGGTAAAATAAGGTAAAATATAGGTAAGCAAAGGGAATATTATGGCAAGTTTTTTTGACGGTTTAGGTTCAGCATTGTTAGGAGGAGGTCTTTCTTTCTTAGGTGCTAGAGAGCAACAAAAAGCAATTCAAAGAGCAGCGGAACAACAAGCATCATCTATCAATCAAGCAGCAGATAGAACCATAGAAGCTGGTCAACCTTTTGGTGTTGGAAGTATCGGAGGAACAGCAGAGTTTGATACTGATAGTCAAACAGCACTTCTTAATTTATCTCCAGAACTACAAGATATTTACCAAGGTGCTTTAAGCAGAAGTGGTCTATTTGGTGAACAGCTTCTTCCCTTAGCTGCCGATCCATTTGGGGCTGCTGATGTATTTTACGAACAACAACAACCATTTTTCCAAAGAGATGAAGATAGGTTGCGTAGAGATTTAGAGACTAGACTTCTTGCTCAGGGACGCTTAGGTTCCACAGGTGGTAGAGAAGACATGGGTGCTTTGGAAGAAGCAATACTAAGAAGCCAAAATCAAAGACGTACTCAATCATTTGGACAAGCTCAATCTCTTATTGATAGTTTACTTGGTAGAGAAACAGGTGATATTTCTACTGCTACTGGACTTCTTAATATTCCACTACAGCAAGCTAATTTAGGTAGAGGTATCGGAGGTGACTTAGGAAGGTTAGCATCTTCAGGTCTTCAAGCAAGAACAGGGGCAGCACAAAACTTAGGTAATGTTACAGCAGCTATGGGTAGTACAGCAGGTAATGCTCTTGGTTCCCTAGGCGGTTTATTTACTAGAAGAAGTCAGCAGGTAACATAATGGCAATATCTCAAGAGTTAGCATCACTTCCACCATTCCTTCAAAGGTTTCTTATTGACAGAGGAGCAGTAGTTGATCCTGATGCAGTTGTTCCTGTTTCATCTTCAGTAGCACCTTTGTTACCTGCCTTACCTCCAAGAAGAACACCTCTTGATGACGGTGGTAGTGGAGAAGACTACAGTTCTACTTTTGGTAATATAGCTTCAACTAGCGGTTCTTTTAGTCCCTCAATAAATAGTGATGCTTTTACCCGTGGTTTTGCTCGATTAGGTGAAGTACCGGGACAAATAGCCACAGGAATATCAGATACATTTTCTAGTTTTGCAAGTGGAGTAGAAAATATTTTTAATGGTTTAGGAGCAACTTCTGTAGATGAGTCTCCTGCTACAAGCGGTAGTAACTTTAGCCTTAGTGGTTTATTTGACATGGGTACAGGACCTTATACTGCTCCTACCGCTTTACAGCAAATAACAGGAAATCCTTTAAGCATGGGCGGTATGGGTAGAAATATGCAAGCTATAGATGCCTTAGGACAAGCTAGGGGAGATACCCCTTCTTTTATAAATGGTCGTAAAGTTGCAGCAGGTATGATGCCTGTAGCTAGTATTTTAGGATTAGGAACCACAGGGGGTTTATTTGGTATGCTTGGGGGTGGTTTAAACGCTATGGGATTTCATCACGACTATAACCCTAATGTAGACTCTAATTTATTTATGGACCCAGATCAAGGTTTAGTTGGTTTTGATAGTAAATCAGCAGGTGGTGGAGGTATGCAAGAAGGTATGCTTAACATGACAAACATGGTTGAAGATATGGTAAACAAAGGTCTTGGAGAAGAGTATATAAATACTCCACAAGGATACATTAGAGCAAACGACTTAAACGATTACTTCAAAACTGAACGAGATGATGAGTTTGGTTACGGTCAGTTAGCTTATGATGGCATACCTCTTGGATATGAACAATCAGGATACGGAGATTTAACTACTAACCAAGCTATTGATTCTTTAAATAACATGAGTGGTCCAGCGTACAACGCTATTGCTGAGGATGTATATTCTAAAGGTGGTGGGTATGATGACACCATAACAGCTAGTCAAGAAGCAGCACAATCTTTAGCAGAGTATGGTCCTGTTTACTCAGATGAGGGTGTTGGTGATATGAGTATTGAATCAGGAGATTCTTACGGTGATTTTGATGCTGGGTTTGAAGATAGCGGTGACGGAACTTTTGGATTTTAAAGGAACATATTAATGTCATTATATGAAAACATAAACAGAAGAAAACGTAGAGGCATTTCTCGTACTAAAAAGAAAAGTAAGATTAGTGACGAGGACTATAAAAACATGTTAGCTGGTTTCAAGAAAAAGAAACCAAAGAAGAAAACAAAGACAAGGAAGGCATAGCTATGGCAGTCAAAGGGTTATTTGGTGGACCTACACCACAGGACATTAGGCAACTAATGAACCAAGAGAATGAACTGCGTATCAGACAAGCAGGACAAGATTCTAGAGCAGGTGGTTATCAGGCTCAGTTGATGTCTCAGGCTACTGAGAGAGGCAGACAAGCACTTGGGAACATCTTTGGTGGTGCTATGGGAGCCTTTGGTATGGAGATGCCACAGGACCCTAGGTTG